TGGCATAAAAACATATGTAAAGCCTGATGGTAAGTTACACGTAAGGCTATTACAACACAGAACTGCAACAGGCAGATTTAGTGGAGCAGACCCCAACATGCAGAATATGCCTAGAGGTGGTACGTTCCCTGTTAAGAAAGTATTTGTTTCACGATGGGAAGGTGGACAGATATTGGAAGCAGACTTTGCTCAGTTAGAGTTTAGGACAGCTGCTTTTTTATCACAAGATGAGGTCGCTATTGAGGAAGTTACAACTGGATTTGATGTACATTCGTATACGTCTAAAGTTATCAGTGATGCTGGTCAGCCAACGGATAGGCAGACTGCTAAAGCACATACGTTTGCACCTTTATACGGAGCAACAGGATTTGGAAGAACACCTGCGGAAGCGAAGTACTATGAACACTTCACAGAAAAGTACCAAGGAATCAAAGCTTGGCACTCCAGATTGGCTAAAGAAGCTGTAACCACAGGTAAGATAACGACACCTTCAGGTAGACAGTTTTTCTTTCCTGATGTAGTCAGATACCCAAGTGGCAAGGTGTCAAACTTTACACAAATAAAGAACTATCCTGTACAAAGCTTTGCTACAGCAGATATAGTTCCTTTAGTCTTGATGGACATACATGATAAACTAAATGCTTTAAAGTCTTGTATAGTTAATACTGTACATGATTCTATTGTCATTGATGTTCATCCTGACGAAACACAAAAGGTAATTGATATAATAAAAGATGTTAATAATTATATTGATTCTCTGATAATGAAAGAGTTTAAAATAACAATAAATGTGCCATTATTATTAGAAGCAAAAATAGGTAATAATTGGCTTGACACTAAAGATGTCATATGATATAACTTGGCATCTTAATTGAAAGGAGAAATACAAATGAGTACAATAACAGACGTTACGACAATCGATACAAATAATTACGCAGGTATGGCTAAAGCTATGGGCATGGCTGTGGAATCAGCTTCAGATAAGAAGACTAATACTCTTGCACGTTTGAAGATACAACATGCACCTATCATGGGTGAGATGGAAATAGATGGTAAGGCAGTTAAAGTAGAAACTATAAATGGCGGTGTCTACAAACTAGAAGTACCTGACGATAATACATACTACTGTGATAATATAGTCATAAGACCATACTTGCAGAGATTTATGTATAAAAGATTTATCACTAACTCTAATCCAAAAGACGGTGAGAAACGTGGTTCATATCAAAAGACTATCATGGCAGACAATCTTAATATTGATTTGAAAGATAACTTTGGTAACTTTAATTGTGGAAAACCAGCAGGGTACATAAAAGACTTTGATGCTTTAGCACAAGAGACTAAAGATTTAATTAAGCAAATCAAAAGAGTAAGAGTTCTTTTTGGTACAGTAGATATGGTTAATGCCATGACTAGTGATAAAGTAGAGCATGATATTATCAGTAAACCTTTTATATGGGAAATAGATAATAGAGATGCTTTTAAAATCTTAGGCGAACCTTTTACTAAGTTAGCTAAGATAAAGAAGTTGCCTATTCAGCATACTATCAATTTAACTACAGAAGAAAAAGCTTTACCTAATGGTAATCCTTATGCTCTTCCAATAGCTAGTATTGATACTAATAAAGCTGTGGCTATTGAAGAAAAAGACCAAGACCTATTTGCTGACTTCATGGCATGGGTGCAGAACTACAATGAATATATTGTTGCTGAGTGGCAAAAGAAAGCTACTGATAAAATGAGTGATGATGAATTAGAAGTTGTAGAAACTTTTGTGGACATTGAATAATGAATCATAAAGGTGAATTGGCAGTTCATAGGTATCTGCAACAAGTAGTAGACGGTGAATCTAAAATGGATGAATCTGTTATAGAAACCGTTGCTAATGATATTAAAGATGCTTTGAACCGTCAATTCAATGGTGGCAAAAGAGGTGGGTTTACTTATAGAATGTCTAATATAGGTAGACCCTCCTGCCAACTTTGGTGGGCAAAGAATCATGCAGACAAAGCATCATCTAAGCCAACTACTTTTGTTATGAATATGATGATAGGAGATATTGTTGAAGCTGTATTTAAAGCTTTACTAACACAAGCAGGAGTAGAGTATCAGAACAGTGAAGCTGTAACTTTAAAATTAAAAGATGGCAAAAACATAACAGGAACATACGACCTTGTAGTTGATGGAGCAGTTGACGATATTAAATCTGCTTCTGATTGGTCGTATAAATATAAGTTTGAATCTATTGATACATTAAAAAATGGCGATAGCTTTGGTTACGTGGGTCAGTTAGCAGGATATGCAGTAGCATCAGATAAAAAGATTGGTGGTTGGTGGGTTGTAAATAAAGCCAATGGTCAATTTAAATATGTTAAGGCAGATAATATAGACTTAAAAGAAGAAATAGCCACAATAGAAAAGACAATAGAACAAGCTAATAGTAAAGAGTTAGTGCGATGTTTTGAACCTGAACCTGAAACATTTAGAAGTAAACCTACAGGCAACATGGTTTTAAATAAAAACTGTACATTCTGTGATTTTAGACAACATTGTTGGAGTACACTACAAGAGTTACCTGCACAGAAATCTTTGGCAAAAGAACCAAAAATGGTGCAGTACATAAGTCTTGCAGAGGTGTAGATGTCTCCGCATAAAATAAGAAGAGAAGCTATAAAGTATGGATATAGGAGTGGGTTAGAACATGCCCTCTCTTTATATTTAACTAAGCTAAAACATAACTATTCATATGAAAGTATGAAGATAGAATGGGAAGACTTGGCTTACCGCACCTATACTCCTGACTTTATATTAAACAATGGTATTATAATAGAAACAAAAGGAAGGTTTTTAACAGCAGATAGAAGAAAACATCTGTGCATAAAGAAGCAACACCCTAAGCTAGATATTAGATTTGTATTCACAAACAGTCGTAGTAAACTAAGCAAAGGTGCGAAATCTACATACGCAGAGTGGTGTATAAAGCATGACTTTAGATATTATGACAGGATAATACCTGAAGATTGGTTAAAAGAAAAAGGTAAAAATAAACACCCTAACTTCATAAAGTTTAAGGGTAGTAAAATAAAAAGGAGAAAAGCATGAAAATAACTTATGAACCTGAAGACTTTCTACTTGTTTTAAAACCACACCTAGATAAAGATTTAATATGGACAGGGGAAGTATCTGTAAAAATAGTTACATCTGATGCTAACAGGTTAGATGATGAAGACTATTATGGTATGATGCACTTTGCTAGACTAGTATGTGGTTCTATTCCTACTATGGATAAGAATGAAAAATTTAAAATAGAATGTGAAAAAGAAGCTAATCTATACTTGCCAAATGATGACAAGTGTGCTATAGATAAAATTAGTGATGTTGAAGGAAACGTAATAACATTAAACTTTAAATCAGATACAGAAGGAAACGCATAATGGAAAGGCATGGTGATTATATGGCAAGAAGACTGAGAGAAGAAGATAAAGCAGAAGATATGGTTAATCATCCTGTACACTATAACAAGGCAGGTATTGAAACTATTGATGCTATAGAAGCTTCTACTAATGAAGGTTTTAAGTATTACTTACAAGGTAATATATTAAAGTACATATGGAGATATGAATACAAAAACGGTGTAGAAGATTTAAAGAAAGCACAGTGGTATTTGAATAAACTAATTGAGGTTTACAATGACGGTAAGAGTTAAAATGATGATAACGTTTGAAGTAGACCCTGAAGAATACCCTATTCCTGCGGATGGAAGGGTTGACGAAGAGTTTAAAGAACACATACAGGAATACGTACACGATATAGATGGTGTAACAATAAAACATTTAAGAGTATTAACAGAAGGGATTTGACATGATACAAAACTATTTACCAACGGACTACCAAAACTTTATAGCACTCTCTCGCTATGCACGATGGAAAGATGACGAACAACGTAGAGAGAATTGGGGTGAAACTGTAGACAGATACTTTGATTACATGGCTAATCATCTAAGTAAAAATCATTCGTATACTATTACAAAGGCTCTCAAGGAGAAGCTTACAGAGCAGATAATGAATTTAGGTGTGATGCCTAGTATGAGAGCATTGATGACATCAGGACCTGCTTTAGATAGATGCCATGTAGGTGGTTATAACTGTAGCTACATACCTGTTGATAGTCCACGTTCATTTGACGAGTGTATGTATATACTTATGTGTGGTACAGGTGTTGGCTTCTCTGTTGAACGAGAGAATGTAGACAAGTTACCTGTAGTCAATGAACATTTTGAAGACAGCACTACGGTCATAACTGTGGGTGACAGCAGACCCGGATGGGCAAAGGCATTGAGAGAACTAATTGCTATGTTATATGTAGGGCAAGTTCCTAAATGGGATGTGTCACAGGTACGACAAGCAGGTGCAAGGCTTAAAACATTTGGTGGTAGAGCATCTGGACCTGCACCATTAGAAGAGCTATTTAGATTCTGTATAGAGAAGTTTAAGGGTGCTAAAGGTAGACGATTATATCCTATTGAATGTCACGATTTAATGTGTAAGATAGGTGAAGTTGTAGTTGTTGGTGGTGTCAGACGTTCTGCTCTTATCTCTCTGTCTAACTTAGGTGATGACCAAATGAGACATGCTAAATCAGGTAAATGGTGGGATAATGAAGGTCAAAGGTCATTAGCAAATAATTCTGTAGCATACAAAGGTAAACCTGAGATGGGTACATTCATGCGAGAATGGACATCATTGTATGAATCTAAATCAGGTGAACGTGGTATATTTAATAGAGAATCTGCCATTAAACAAGCATCTAAAAACGGAAGAAGAAAGTATGCATTAGTAGAAAAGCCTGTATTGCCACTAGACTATATGCAATTTGGTTGTAATCCCTGTAGTGAGATTATACTTAGACCATATCAGTTCTGTAATCTTACAGAGGTAGTGTGCAGAGTTACAGATGACTTAGTATCTTTAAAAGAAAAGGTACGTATGGCTACAATCTTAGGTACATTCCAATCAACTCTTACTAATTTTAAATATTTACGTAAGATATGGAAGGATAATACAGAAGAAGAAAGACTATTAGGAGTTTCCCTAACAGGTATTCTTGACTGTCCTATATGGAATGA